ACAGCAGCCAATACGGCACCGGCCACCACAACACAAGGCACCTTGGCCAGTGGTTCTGGAGCAGTAGTTAAAGATGGTTCGGGTAATGCAGTCAAGACTGGCGAGGGCGGTGCAACCAACTCAGCAGCCACTGACAAGAAAGATGTGGGCATAACCAATGCTGCTGGCAAAGCAGTCAGTGGTGACACCTGTCCCAAGGAATACCTCAGCAAAGATACGGCATTCAATCCACCGGGTGGCATTGGGTCAGGTAAACCCACACTCAATCAGAATCATGCCAAAGCCATGCATGCCGAACTGGGATATATGGAAAGCAAATGGGATTACACACTGATCAAAGACCCTACGGCATCTGAAGCAAAAGACATTGGTCCACGTCTGGGGAAATATCAGGTGGATGCTCCTTACCTGGCTGATGAAAAACGTGCGTATATTAAATCAGAAGCACTGGAACAATATAAATCCACTACATTGGCCAACGATGCCAGCTGGACAGGCAAGGATAAGATTAACAGTCAGAGCAGCTTTAAGGAATTTAAAAGCACACAGGACGACATACAATTCAAGGAATTTGGTTTAAATTTTGATGCATTGAAAGCCAATGGTGGTATCAAGGACAGCGATGACCTCTGTACTGCTGCTGGAATGTTATTTGTAGCACACCAGATGCGTAGTGCTGACAAAGCCAAAGAATGGCGTGATAAAGGTGAACTCAAAGATGTTAATGGAGTTCCTGGCGAGGTTTATTTCAACCATGGACGTTATGCCATTGACATTCTCAGTGCTGGTGCAGCAGCAGGCGGGCCAGCCGGATTGGGTGGAGAGAACACCAGCGGAGTCAACCCTGACGACGTGTTTACGTTTACTACCCAGGGTTCCGGCACTCGTGCCAGATTCGACAGTCTAAATGGCGAATTTAAAACACAGGTATGTCTGCTGGGTAAAGAATATAAAGAAAAAACTGGCAGTCGAATAGCAGTCAGCAGCGCAGTCAGAACCCAAGACGAGCAGACAGTGCTATATGAGACCTGGGAGGCAGGCGGTGGTGGTAAAGGCAATCCACCTCTACTCACAGTCAATGGTATTACTACTCCAGTTAAGACGGTAGGCACACATGGTGACGGTATAGCCCTGGATTCCGGACAGATGGCCACTGTGGTCAGTGCTGTGGGTGCAGCCAAAGTTACTGAATTGGGATTGAAATGGGGTGGTGATTGGGCCAGTCCTGACAAAGTACACGTACAGTTATTGAATGCCCCCAAGCCCAATACGACCCCTCCAGCCAATCCCACTGCGGGTGGTAAAGGTGGAGTAGTGGTAGTTGGAGACAGCATTGCTGTGGGAACAGGCGCATCACTCAAACAAATGGACAGCACTATTACGGTCAGTGGATTAGTTGGAGCCAGTTCGGCGACAATATTATCCACATACGTTCCGCCAGTCACTGGCGCTAAAATTGCTGTGGTCAGTGCTGGTAGTAATGATATTGTGGCCAGCTACCCCACTAGTCAGACTCCAGCAGCACAGGCCAGATTAACCAGTACACTAAGTCAGATACGATCAGCATTGGGTGCTGAAAAGTGTATCTGGATATTGCCCAATTTCAGCATTGCCAGTCAGGTAGTAGCTGCATTTGCTGCCAGCAACGGTGACGCCACTGTGAGCTTCACTGCCAGTGGTGATAACGTACACCCAGCCAATTACGGAACACTGGCTGCACAGATAAAAGGTATGCTATAAATACTAGATCATGGCAAACATACTATACAAAGGTTTCAGCACCTACAACCGAAGCAAGAAGTTTCGAGCAGTTGATTTTGAATTGGTCAAGCAAGATTTAATCAACAATTTCAACATCAAGAAGGGCGAAAAGCTCATGCAGCCCAACTTTGGATCCATGATATGGAGTCTGATATTTGAGCCCATGACTGATGTTTTGCGGAATCAGATTATTGAGGACATCAAGAATGTAGTCAATTATGATCCCAGAATAGGTGTACGTAACATCAACTTAACTGAATTTGAATACGGCATACAAGTTGAGATAGATCTAGTGTATTTGCAGACCAATCAGGTCAGCAACCTCAGTATTCAATTTGACAAAAACAGCCAGTCCATCTCCCAAGTCTAGTAAGTCACTATAATATGCTTACTTAAATCCTGTAATAAATACTGGATAAGCATATAATCAGGGACTTCTTTTATGGCTATTACCACCCGCCAGACGAACTTGTTAGTCAACCAGGACTGGAAAACAGTCTATCAGAGCTTCAAAGAAGCCGACTTCCAGAGTTACGACTTTGAAACACTACGCAAGAGTATGATTGATTACTTGCGTACTTACTATCCTGAAGACTTCAATGACTTTACAGAAAGTTCAGAATATGTTGCACTGATTGATCTGATTGCTTTCCTGGGTCAAAGCCTGGCCTTCCGGACTGATCTAAATGCTCGTGAAAACTTTTTTGACACAGCAGAGCGTCGTGATAGTATTCTCAAACTGGCCCGTCTGATCAGCTACAATGCCAAGCGTAACGTACCAGCATCCGGTCTATTAAAAATTGACAGCGTCAGCACAACCGAGGGAGTAACTGACAGCAACGGATTAAATCTCAGCAATTTGTTGATCAACTGGAACGATACCACCAACATGGACTGGCGTGAGCAATTCACTGCGATATTAAACTCTGCTCTGGTCAACAACCAAGTGGTGGGGAGTCCAGCAAACTCTCAAGTCATCAATGGCATACAAACTGACGAATACAGCATCAATTTGGTATCTGGTGTAATCCCCACATACAAATTCAATGCTGTGGTGGAAGGCAACACTGTGGATTTCGAGGCAGTAAGTGCCACCACCATGGATGAGAATTACATCTATGAACGAGAGCCCAACGCTTCGGGTAAATTTAATGCTCTTTACCGCAACGATAATCTGGGCAATGCCAGCAATAATACTGGATATTTTGTCTATTTTAAACAAGGAAGTCTGGGATTTATAGACTTTAATCTCACACAGAGTCTGCCCAATCGTGTGGTTAGCACCACTGTGGACAACATCAACAACACTGACACTTGGTTGTATGAAATTAATCCGTCTGGAGCAGCTACGTTATGGACACAGGTTCCTGCTGTGGCTGGGGTCAATGTAATTTATAATAAATCGTCAGATCGAAATCTGTACCAAGTGAATACTCGAACCAACGATCAAATTGATCTGGTATTTGGTGACGGTAGTTTTAGCAACAAGCCCCAGGGAAATTTTAGATTGTATTATCGTGTGAGCAATGGCCAGCGATACAAAATTACCCCTGATGAAATGCAGGGTGTAATTATTCCATTGAATTATGTCAGTCGCAACAATCGCGTTGAGACCATGACTATTCGTGCCAGCCTGAATTACACTGTGGCCAATTCAGATATTCGTGAAGTCAGTGACGACATCCGTGTCAAAGCACCACAGCAATATTATACACAAAATCGTATGATAACTGGCGAAGATTACAATCTTGTACCCTACACCAACTTCAATAGCATATTAAAAGTCAAAGCAGTTAATCGTAGTAGTTCAGGAACCAGTCGATATCTGGACGTTTTAGACAGCACTGGAAAATACAGCAGCACCAATGTGTTTGGCAGCGATGGATGGCTATACCGCGAGCAACGAGACAGGAGACTTAATTTTACCTTCAATACTTTAAATGACATCTACAATGTAATCTATAACGTCATTATGCCAGTGTTGGCCAGCACTGAAATTCAGCAGTTTTACTATGCAAATTTCCGTGATACTCCGCTAACCGTCAGTAATATTTCTTGGAGACCCGCAGCCAGTGCCACTGGAACCAGCGTGGGTTATCTGGTCAATACAGGTAATACTGTACAAGACCTGGGCAGATTAACGGCTGGTAATTTAAAGTACATTGTCCCAGGCAGCCTGATCAAATTCAGTGCCGGTACTGGTAAATATTTCAACGCTCAAAACGTTATTAAAACTGGTACAGTTACCTATGCTGGTGATCGACAGTATATATTCACCACAGTAGTATCAACTGCTGCTGGCAATTCCATACGTCTGAGTCATGATTTGCCAGAAGAAGCATTGATAACAGAAATTATACCAGTGTTTAAGAACTCTTTGACCGACGCAACTTTAAAAGATTCTATGGTACAATTGATTCAAAGTTATAAGAACTTTGGATTACGTTACGATGTTCTCACCCAAACTTGGAAAATTATTTTACCAGCCAACCTAAACGCCACTGGCGATTTTAGTCTGACCAATCAAGGCGATGTTACCAGCACCAATTTGGATGCCAGCTGGGTTATAAACTTCGTCTATAATGGAGCCAGCTACAATTTCTCATATCGTAGTCTAGAGTATATATTTGAAAGTTTGGCTGAGACACGATTCCACTTTGATCCGCGCTCCAAAGTCTACGATAGTCGCACTGGGTTAACCATACGTGACCAAGTTAAGTTATTAAAAATAAACACACAGCCTGACAGTACGGCTCCGTTGGCGCAGGATCAGACCTGGTACATTAATAAAGCAGTGATTGATCAGGACGGGTATGAAAATACCACTAAGGTGTATATTACATTCACTGACAGTGACAATGATGGCATACCAGATGACCCAGATTTGTTCACCACTGTGGTTGATCCTACAACAAACCCCAGTAGAAAATACGTGTTTTTCAACGTGGTCATTGATACCAATAACTTTATCACATATACTCCATTGGAAAATGCATCTGTAGTCGCTGACTATGCAACATTAGCTGCCATCAACACCAATAAAGATTTATACTTAGACGGGCAAATTTTTTACGCAACCAGCACCAATGTATTTTACGTTCTAAGTATCAGCACTGTATTAGTCAGAACATTGGCAGAATCCACTGATTATGTCGCCCGTGAAGGTCGCAGTAGTCTATATTTTCAATATCGACACAATGCACCTAACGATCGCCGTATAGATCCCAGTCCCAATAACATCATGGATCTGTATATATTGACCAAACAATACAGCGCAGATTATCTGTCCTGGATACGTGATAGTAGCAATACAGTGGCAGAGCCCAGCGTGCCTGACGGTGAGTCATTGAAGCTGACATACGGTACTGGTGCCTCCAGTCTGGAAAACTTAAAAGCATTAAGCGACACCATCATATACAATAGCGGTCGCTATAAGCCAGTATTTGGTTCCAAGGCACCACTGCAATTACAAGCTACATTCAAGATTGTAAAAAACCCCAACGTCAATGTCAGTGACAACGATGTTAAAACCAGTGTAGTCGCCGCCATCAACACATACTTTGATACTGCTAACTGGGACTTTGGTGAAACTTTTTACTTCAGTGAATTGAGCACATATCTACACAATGCTCTGAGTCCCAACATTGCCAGCATTATCATAGTGCCAGCCAACACAGCCATTGCATTTGGTGGCCTGATGCAGATCAATGCCAACCCAGATGAGATTATAGTCAGCGCAGCCACAGTGGACAACGTGCAGATTATTTCAGCAATTACAGCAGCACAACTAAATCAAACCTTAGCAGGATTAAACGGGTAAACCATGGCCATTAAAACCATTAATTTTTTACCCAGCGTATTTCGTACAGACACCAACCAAAAGTTTCTGAACGCAACGCTGGATCAGCTGGTAACTCCTCCAAACCTACAACGAATCAATGGGTATGTTGGACGTACTAATGCTCCTACATTCAAGAACTCAGATAATTATCAACCAGAGCCCACCGCTCTGCGTCAGAATTATCAGCTGGAGCCCAGTGTTGTGGTAAAAGATTCCAATGGTAATGTGAATTTTTTCAGTAGTTATATTGACCTGTTACAGCAGATTAAACATGATGGTGGATTGACAGACGACCAGAGTCGTCTATTTGC